ATTGGGAATTTTCTCCCTGAAAAAACCGAGACCAAGCGGCATTATGCTTGAACTGGAAAATAAAGGGAGCGAACCAGCCGACCTAGTGAGCCTTCGGGCTGGATCGGCTTACCGAGGTGTGGTAAAGCCTCGTATTCACACAAAACTCACCGAAAACCCGAGCAAAGGACTTGAATTTATCGAATTTTGTGCCAAATTTGGTCAAGATTTGCTACCTTGGCAAGAATGGTTAAGTGAGCAAGTGCTCAGAGTCAAGCCTGATGGTCGATGGCAAACTCCGGTTAATGGAATTTTGGTCGCAAGACAAAACGGAAAATCGAGCTGGATGGCTTGGCAAATTCTTTGGAGAATCTTTGGATTAGAGCAGAAATTACAAGTTCATACCGCGCACAAGCTAACTACTTCAGCTGAAATCTTTTACAAAATTTACGGAATCATTACGGAGCATCCTGAGCTGGAATCTCAATTAACTAAAAAGTTAGAAGCCCGAGGATTTCAAGAACTTCAATTTACCGGCGGTCGAAGATACCTTGTTAGAGCTTCCAATTCAGCCACTCGAGGAATAGCATCGCCCGACAGTATTTGGCTTGATGAAGCCCGCGAATATCACGATGAAGATGTGTGGTCGAGCTTGCGTTTCACTCAAATGGCCTCAGCCAACCCTCAAGCTTTCCTACTATCCAACGCCGGAGATCAGCACTCGGTCGTTTTAAATAAAATGCGAGAACGAGCTTTAGCCTCGATGATGTCCGATGATTTAAGTCTTGGCTGGTGGGAGTGGTCGGCTCCACCAGAAATTAAATTTGATAATTCCCCGACCTTTTGGGAAGGGGTAGCCCAAGCTAATCCGTCACTTGGGCTTACCATCCATCCTGACAATATCCGAGCGGTCTTAAGTGATCCTGAAGATATTGTCCGGACGGAAGTCTTGTGCCAATGGACAGCAACAATAAATCCAATTATCCAGCCATCGCTTTGGGCATCTTGCGCGGTCGAGGGTCTGCGTTTAGATGAATCGGCTGATACTTGGTTGGCAATAGACCTTTCCCCCGATAGAAGGCAAGCGGCGCTAGTTGCGAGTCAGCGAGTCGATAAGGACAAGTTCCAAGTTCAGCTTCTTCAGACTTGGACTAATCCGGGTTATCTATCAGACAAAATGATAGCTAACGATATTGCCGATTGGTTTCGGCGATTCAATGTCCAGAAAATCGCTTATTCGGCGCGAACAGCTAGCGCCGTTGCCGCAAGATTAGTTCCAGCCGGACTTCCTTGCGAAGCAATAGACGGCCAGCCTTACGCCCAATCCTGCGATGAATTCCTAAGCGCAATATCAAGCGGCCGATTACTTCACAGCAACCAAGAAGAATTGACGGCTCATTGCTTGTCAGCGGTAAGGGTTAATTTTGGAGATGGCGGCTGGGTTATGGGTCGCAAAGTTTCGGCAGCGGTTATCACGGGAGCGGTAGCCGCTGCTATGGCTTCTCACTACGCCACCATTCCACCTAGCGAGTTGGATCTCCTAGTTGTCTAATGCCTAGCATACAATTCAGACACAATGGGATTATTCCGGGATTTACTTATTGGCGCACCTGCTAAATCAGAATCAGTAGATATCGCCGCAGCTCTTAAACCTTTTACAGTTTCCGGCGAGTTATGGAACACCCAAGCTGGAATGACAGCAACAAAGATCCAAGCGCTACAAGTTCCAAGCATTAAACGAGCTAAAGATATTATCTGCTCAACAATCGGCAGTCTCCCTTTATCGCAATTTGAAAAATCAACTGGCGCATTTATTGAAGCGCCTCGAGTAATTCATCAACCAGACCCAACAGTTCCCGGATCGATGATTTACGCACTTACCGCTTCCGACTTATTCTTCTATGGCAACGCTTATTGGCAAGTTACCGAAGCCTATGCCGCAACAGATGGCGGACGAGTTCGTAGCGCTACTTATGTCCCTTACGAATGGGTATCGCCTCAATATGATTCAACTGGAACCAAAATTGTTGGTTACGCAGTTAATTCAAAACCAGTTCCAATGGCTGGAGTTGGTTCTCTTGTCGTATTTTACGGATTGAATGAGGGGCTGCTCTACACTTCCGGTAAAACTATCAGAGCGGCCTTAGCTTTAGAGACAGCAGCAGAGCAATATGCTAAAGAGCCAGCTCCAATGATGGTTCTCAAAACAAATGGCACAAACCTTAGTGCTGAAAGAATGAAAGCACTTAAGGAAACTTGGACTACGCTTCGTCAATCAAAGAATTCAACCGCAATCCTTAACGCAGACATTGATTTACAATCTTTCGGCTTTGATCCTAAAACAATTCAATTAAATGAAGCGCGTCAATACATAGCATTAGAATTGAGTCGGGCTTGCGGCATTCCTGCTCACTTCTTAGGCGCAGAGGTCTCTACTATGACCTACTCAAATACACTTCAGGAACGCCGCGCCCTTGTTGATTTCTCACTCCGTCCAATACTTACAGCGATTGAGCAAAGACTCAGCGCTTCAGATTTCATCCCATCGACCACAAGTTCAATCCGGTTCGACTTGGATGATTTCCTACGCGGCTCTCCATTGGAGAGAGCGCAGGTCTATCAGATACTAAACACAATCGGCGCGATGAGCGTTGAGCAGATTCAACAAGCAGAGGATCTAATCCGATGAAGATTAACTTTCCAATGAAAGTAACCGCAGCCGATTCAGCAAAGCGGACAATAAGCGGAACCATTGTTACTTGGGGCGAAGAAGGTAATACTTCAGCTGGCCGCACAATATTCGAAAAGGATTCAATCGCCTTCGGCAAGAATATTAAGCTTCTATGGGAGCACAGACTAGAAAAACCTCTGGGCAAGCTAGTCGATGCGACAGTAACACCCGAAGGAATCGAAGCTTCATTTCGTATTGCTAACACTATGGCCGGAGAAGATGCTTTGGTCGAAGCTGCTGAAGGATTAAGAGACGGCTTTAGCGTAGGCGTTGCCGTTAATGAATGGAGCAACAAAGAAGGCGTAATGAGCATTAGCTCCGCCGAATTAGTTGAGGTAAGCCTTGTTACCGAGCCAGCAATTCGCAGCGCTCGCGTCGAGCAAGTTGCCGCATCCGAAGAAAAGAATTCCGAGGCCGAAAAGGTCGAGGAGAAACCAACAACCGAAGGAGACCAAGTGTCAGACACTACCGCTCCAGCCGCACCTGCCGCCGAAGTAGCGGTAGAAGCTGCTGCTGCTCCGGCACCAGTTAAGGCTGCCTATTACACAACTCCTCGCGTCAATCTTGATGTGACCGCTGGAGAATATATCCGCGCTCAAGTCAATGCGATGCGCGGAGACTCAGATGCTCGCGATCTAATCGCGGCTCTCGATGTAGCTACAGTTAGCGAAAACGCTGGCGTAGTTCCACCAACCTACCTACGCGAAGTAATCGGCGTTGTCGATGCTTCTCGCCCATTCATCGATTCAATCGATCGCGCAGCACTACCAGCGACCGGAATGAAGATTTACACCCCTCGAATCACCGCTCAGGCAACAGTCGCACAGACAGCTGAAGGTGTTGAGTTCGATTCAACTGATACAGCAATCGACAACCTTGAGACCAATGTTGTTAAGTTCGCTGGCGCTAATATCGTAAATCTTGAGCTCCTAGATCGCTCTGAGCCTTCATATGTTGATCAATTGATCCGTATGCTCGCAGCATCTTACGCACAAAAGACCGACGCTTATGCTCTCGGCCTTGCTCGCGATACCGCAGTAAATTCAGATGGCCCAACCATTTACGGCGCAGTTACAAAGGGAATCGCGGATTCTTATGGCGTAATGCGCTTCACCCCTAACCGCTTCCTAGTTGCTCCATCAGCAGCTGGAACAATCGACTTCCACGATGTCCTCTCAGCTGAAGATGACGCAAAGCGTCCTCTATTCGCAGCTGCGAATCCATCAAACGCTGGCGGCCTTGTATCTCAAGGCTCAACCAACGGAACAGTTGCCGGTCTATCGCTCGTAGTTGATCCAAACTACACAGGCGACAAGTGGGCGCTTGTTTATCCATCAGCCGCGATGACCTTCCACGAGTCCGGCACACTGCAGCTCCGTTCAACAGTAGTTGCTAACGGCCAAGTTGAAATCGGAATTTACGGATATGTAGCAGCGGTCAATAAGTATCCAACCGCTTTCCGTAAGCTCACAGTAACACCAGCCTAATAACTCTCCCCTCAGTCCGCTCCCGAGCTGAGGGGAACCTAGTAATAGAAAGGATTGGCTAATGCCGACGATTATCACAGCCTCGGAGCTTCGCGCTGCTCTCGGTGTTAGCCAATCTCTTTATTCAGATTCCACTCTGAACGATGTAATCGATACTGCCGAAACAGTAATCCTGCCGCTTCTTGTTAAATACTCAGAAGGCATTATCAAGGCAGAACTTCAGGACAATATCGCCACCTTCTACACTCAAGGCGAAACTATTTTTAGCGAAGGCCAGCAGGTCGTAATTGCTGGCATTAATGCGACATTCAACGGAACCCGGACAATTACCGATGTTGATCTCGACACTTTTACCTGCGCAATTACCGCTTCAGATGTCAATTTATTTAATGTCATACCTACAGCAACAGCCACACTTGTCGGGGCTTCCACTTATGTCGGAAATGCTGCCGTCGAGTCTGCCGTTCTTGCTATCAGCTGCGAAGTATTCCAACAGCGCACGACCGGAGTCCAAGTCGAAGGC